TTTGTAAAAATTCAACTTGGTGATGGAGGAGGGAGTGAATATACTCCAACTGAGAGTCAGACAGCTCTCAAAAACGTGGTATGGGAAGGCAATATTGGAAATACAACTACAGATGAAACTGCACCAAATTGTATAATATTAGAGAGTTTAATACCATCAAGTGTAGGCGGATTTATGATAAGAGAAATAGGATATTTAGATGATGAAAATAATTTAATTGCCATTTCTAAATACAAAGAGTGTTATAAACCTTCTATAGAACAAGGTGCAGTGGTAGACATGAAGGTTAAAACTGTGCTTATTGTATCTAATGTAAATAATATAGAACTTAAAATTGACCCAACAATAATCTTTGCAACACTCAAAGATATACAAGACTTAGAAACTAAAATAGGTACTGTTAATACTAAAATAGATACAACTAAAACAGAATTAACAAATAATTTAGAAACTGCTAAAACAGAGTTAAATACTAGAATTGACACAGAAAATGAGAAACAAAATATTAAAATTGACCAATTAATCGCAGGTGGTTCAAATGTGGCATCTACTCAAATAATAACAATTGATGATTGGGTTGAGGATGCAGAAAATGGATTCAAAGCAACTGTAACACATAGTTTATTAACACAGAGAATAGTTGTAAATATTATAGATGCTACTACAAAAGAAAATGTAGTTACAAACTTTAAAATTATAGATGATAATTCTATAGAAGTTAGAAGTGAAACAAGGTCAGAATTAAACGTTTATGTGATAAATGGAAATGCAGAAACTCATTTTATAAATGCAACTGTAGATGATAACAGAGTGTCTGAAATGACTACTTATTCGTCTAAGAAAATAGAGGATTCTATTAGCAGTATACAGCTTATAGATACCAGTATAAGTATTACAGATGCTAATGATAGATTTACAAGTGATAAGTTAGATGGAGTATTAGAGGAAATAATGGTAGAAATAAGTGGTCAAAGAACTAAAGGAATAACTATAGTGAATAATTTAATAGATATGATTTAATGAAGGAGAGTGAAAAATGGCAACAAAATTAGAAGAAAATGCAAAACTAAGAGAAATGATAGATACATTAGAAACTGCAAAAAATGATTTGCAAGTAGGTAAAAATAATATAGCTGATGTTCTAGGTTCACCCTTTACAGGGAATGACAAGTTAGATACAACTAGGAATACATTAAATTCAATTAGAAGTACTTTTGTTTCAAACCTAAATAAAAAAGGCGTATCAACTGCAAGTAATACACCTTTTAAAATATTAGTTGAAAATGTAGGAAAAATAGAACAGGGAAATATGAATGTTCCAATTTGGTATAAACCAAAAAATATTTCAATAACCACGGCTTCTGATTCTTATATAAGAAATGATAACTATGCTGCGGCTATAGGCGAAGAAGTTTTTTTCTTTATTAAATACGACAAAAATACAATGTATCTCAGAAAATATAATACTATAGCAAATTCTCTTACAAGTCTTGCATCTCCAGCATATAACACTAATTTTTTACTTGTAAGTTATAATGACGAAATTTATCAAATAGGTGGATTATCTGGTAGCACAGCTTTAAGTACTTGTAAAAAATATAATGTAAAAACTTTAACTTGGAGTTCTTTACCTAACATGGGAGCTAATAGATTTGGAGCAGGTGGAGAAGCATATAAAAATCAAATACATGTTTTTTATGGAAAGAAAAATACTACTGACAGTGTAGCTGTTAATACCTCTGAATATTTTCTTGTAGATACAAATACATGGACCAATAAAGGGAATTTACAACTTTCAAAATACGCTGGTTACACTTGTGCAAAAGGTTCAAATAATTTTGTTGTATATGGTTTAAGTGACCCAAATAATGTTTATTCTGTAATAATAGCTAATTATAGTCCAATAGCTGGAACTATAAGTGGTAGATATGGTACATCAGGGTCATTTGTTGTACCTATAAAAAATTATTTGCTTTTAGGTAATTACGATTATTATTCATCTGGCAAGTACACAACCATAGCATTTGGGGAAAATGGGAGAATTTTTGAAAGAAATTTAGGAGATTTAAGAATACCATCAAGTTATGACATTAAAGCTGTTTCAGTTGAAGATAAATTTGTATATTATTGTTCAAATGGAAATATTATATGTTTTATACCAGAACTATAAAATTAGTAACTATTTGTTTAGAAATGGTTACTTAAAAAAGTAAAAGAGATAGAAATTTAAACTATTCTAAAAACAGCTTTATATTTTAAATTAATTTACTTTAATGTATAAGGTAGTAAATTCAAAGATTACAAAAGTATTAAGTAACCATTTCTAAACGAAAGGATACTTAAAAAGGAGGCAGGAATTTAATGACTATAAAATTAGAAGAAGATTCAAGTATAAAAGAAGTTATGGACTCTTTTGAGAATATAAAAAATGACCTTCAAAATGCTAAAGACAACTTAGCTAGTTCGCTAGGAAGTCCTTTTATTTCAACTGATTCATTTAGCACTACTAAAACAAAAATACAAACTTTCAAGAGTACATTAGCAACTAATTTAATCAAAAAAGGTGTTTCAACTTCTTCAAATGAAACCGTTCAAAATATGGTAAGTAAAGTTGATGATATTGAACTAGGAAATACAGACATACCAAACTGGTATAAACCTAAAAATATAATTTTTGATGGGTTTTCTTCAAGTTTACAACAATATCCTTCGTGCATAGCAGTAGAAAATTATATATATTTTCTTTGTAAGAATACACTAGGTTTGTCGCTTTTACGCTATGATACGTTGACAAATGTTAATAATTCTTTAGCAAGACCGTCAGTTTGTGATGATGCATTAATGGTTTATCATGATGGTTATATTTATAGAATAGGTGGATATAACGATAGTTCAGCCGCTCCAAGTTGTCAAAGATACAATATAAAGACAAACACTTGGTCTTATATTTCTAATATGATTACACCTAGGGGTGGAACATGTGGAAATACTTATTCCGACGAAATACATGTTTTGTATGGTTATACAGATACAAATTACGATACAGTAACAAGTGCTATTAGTGAATATTATAAAATTAGTACAAACACTTGGTCGACTAAAACAAATTTACCAGCTTCTCGCAATAGAAGGTTATTTGTATGTTCAAAAACAGATACCTACACTTTTTGTATAACAGGAACAACAGACCCAAGCAGCTATTGGGATACTTGTATAAGTAGCTACAAACCAGCTTATGGTACTCTTACAAGAGTAGAAGGTGTATACCTTGGCTTTGCAACAAGTATTAATAATATGTTATATACAGTGTACCGTGGCGATACATATTTTTACGTAGGCGGGTATAATCAAAATGGTGTAGTATTTTCAAGAAAGTATGATAAAAAAAATTCTACATTTCCATATGATTCACTACTTAAAGCTGTATCAGTAAAAGATAAATTTATATATTATTGTGAGAATAGTAGGTATAAATGTTTTATACCAGAATTATAAAAAAAGGAGAAAATAAAAATGATAAAAATATGGGATAAAAAAGAAAAAATAAATGGAGTAGAAGCAGAAGAAATTTTAAAAGGTAATTATGATTTCCAAACAAGTGAGGTATTTCTAATACTTGATGATTATAACAGAGTTACAAATATAGAGTCAGTTAATACGATTAAATCTATATATAAACTAGATAAGAGTTTGACAGCTTTAGAAACAGCAGAAAAATATTTAGAAATGCATAAGAAACAAGAAGAAGAGATAAAAGCACATGAGGAACTAGAAAAAAATTCTAAAAATGCAACTATAGCTACACACGAAGAAGTAAAAGCATTAAGAGAAGAAACAGCAGCGTTAACTTTTGCAATGATGGAAAAGGAGTTGATATAACATGTGGTACAAAATAATAAAAAAATACTATGAAGATGAGTTATGGACTAAGGAACAAGTTAAAACAGCAGTAGAAAAGAATAAGATAACAACAATAGAATATAAAAATATCATTGGAGAGGATTATATTGTATAGTCCTTTTTTAATTTTATATAGTAACTATTTGTCAAGAATAGGTTACTTTTTGAAATAGAAAAGTGATTGATTTTAAGTAATTTTTACAAAGTATATATAGTATAAATAATTTTATTTTTAATAGAAAAACAAGCAAAATAAACAAGTATAAAGCTTTTTAGTAACTCTTTCTTGACAAATGGTTACTAAGAAAGTAGAAAGGTGATATTTTTTATGATAGAAAAATTAAACGAAAATGCTAGTCTAAGTGACTTAATAACCACTTTTGAAAATAGTACAAAAGAATTAAAAACAAGTAAAGATAATTTTACAAATTTGTTAGGCAATCCATTTTTGGAAAGTACTAAATTTACAGAGTTTGAGGGTAAAATGCAAAATCTTATGAACACTTTTAAAGAAAATTTAAAAAGTAAAGGCGTAAATAGTGGTAATACAGAGTCTTTATTGTCTTTAATTAATAAAGTTGCCAACATACATATACCTACGCCAATATATACAGCAAGTGGCGAGTGTATTATTGATAGTAAAGGTACATGCAAAAGATATACAATTAGTACGAATGGAGATGTTTACTACGTTAGAATTAACTTAAATTTTTATCCGAAACTCGTCGTTATGTATAATACTGGCGGAGCTAGTAAATATTTTACAACTAGCTATTTTTGTAGTTATGTTCCTTTTATTGCTTCAACAGTAGAAAGTTATACGACTTATTTACTTGATAAAAGCGATAGTAATATACAAGTTCAAAAAGGAACATGTATTTTACCTATAGTTTACAGTAAATATGGTAGTTCTAGTTTTTATTTTTACGCTATAGGTTAAGGGGTGATTTTATGACTGAATATATAGAAGTATGAAGAAGAATATTTTTTGATGAAGAAGGCGAAATAATATTCTATGAAGGACAATCGAAAGGAAATGTTCCCGAAAGAAAAAATATTAAAAAAATAGAATATATAGATTTACCATATGATTATATAGACTATGAAAAATATAGAATAATAGGTATGAATATAGAAACAAAAGAACCAATTTTAGAAGAAATAAAAGTAGAATTGACAGAAGAAGAAAAGAGAATACAAGAGTTAGAAAATCAATTATTATTATCAGTAAATCAAGAAATTGGAGGAGGTATTTTATAATGAATATAAATGAAGTGGTTGTAAAGATATTATCAGAAAGAATAATAAATGAAGGATTAAATCCTCTAAAAAATAGAAAATTCAAACTAGATGATATAACTAATACAGAGTATAGAAAAGCAGTAGAGGATTATATAAATACAATAGAGCAAGAAATAAAATAGCAACTTTTTAGTAACTCTTCTTAAAGAATAGGTTACTAAAAAGTTTTAATTTTGTTTATTTTACTTACTTTCACATACTTATAAAGAAATCATTCTAAGTTCTACATTAAAAGAAACGTTCAAATTTAATCATCTTTCTACTTTAAAAGTAACCTATTCTTTAAAAATGGTTACTAAAAATAGAAAGGTGATATTTTTATGATAGAAAAATTAAACGAAAATGCTAGTCTAAGTGACTTAATAACAACTTTTGAGAACGTGAAAGATGAATTGCAAATTGGTAAAAATAATATAGCTGGTACATTAGGAAGTCCTTTTGTTGGAACTGATAAGCTAAGTGTAACTAAAACAAAAATACAGACCTTGAAAAATACACTAGCAATTAGTTTGTCTATGAAAAATATATCTGCTCAATCAACTGAAACACTTCATTCACTAATTGGTAAAGTAGCTGGAATCGCAAATATTTTTATTGCACAAGGAGAATGTACTCAAGTTGGAGAAAAAACTTTTCAACTCTATCAAGTAGATAATAATACGCCAAAAACTTGTTCAGCAAACGCAATAAGTTTTAACTTAGCTTTTACTCCAAAATTTATTATTGTCTATAGAAATGCTTACAATATAGGTTTGTGTAGTTTTGTTTTTTACTCATCTTTTCGTAATATTATAACAGCAGTGCCTCAACCTAGCAATTTTGGTGAAATGTACATGCCTAACACATTCGATTGTGTAGTAGGTCACACTTGTATTTTACCAGTGAAGATTACAAAATACCACATTTTTTCTATGCAATTGCTTAAAAAATAAGTTAAAGGAGGAAACTATGACTGAATATATAGAAGTAGGAAGAAGAATATTTTTTGATGAAGAAGGCGAAATAATATTCTATGAAGGACAATCGAAAGGAAATGTTCCAGAGCGAAAAAATATTAAAAAAATAGAATATATAGATTTGGAATACGATTATGTTGATTATGATAAGTACAAAATAAAAGGTATAAATATAGAGACTAAACAGCCAATTTTAGAAGAAATACCAATCTATATGAGTGAAGAAGAAAAGAGAATACAAGAATTAGAAAATCAAATATTGATTGCAGAAAATGAAAAATCAGGAGGACTATTATAATGAATATAAATAATGTTGTAGTAAGAATATTAGCAGAGAGAATATTAAACGGAGGGTTAAACTCATTGAAAAATAGAGAATTTCAGTTAGATGACGTGACTAACACAGAGTACAGAAAGGCTATAGAGGATTATATTATAAAAAATAGTGGAGTAGTAGAAGGAGCAGAACCAACTATATAGAGGGTTCTTTTTTTATTGAAAGAAGGTGACTAAATGACTTTTAAAGAGTTAGTTAATAAAGTTAGAAATCTTATATTAGAAGCAAAGAAAGTAACTATAGAAGATACAGAAAATAAGTTTACAAGTGAAAATGTAGAAGAAGCATTGAAAGAATGTATAAATAGAGCAGATGAGGCTTTTCAAGAAGCCGATAGTGGAAAAGAGTTAATTGCAACTGCTATCGGCTCTCCTGCTACATCAGAACAAACATTTCAAGAGTATGCGAACTATATTACAGAGTTTAAAGGTACTATAACTGATTTACAGCAACAAGTTAATATGAGATATAAAATAAGTGCAGGTTCTTTCGAAGGAGAAGAAACAAAGCCATATAAGGTTACCTTCCCTTCTGTTCCTACTCATCTTGTAGTATTTTCAATAATGAACGAAAAAGAATGCTATTATACTCCATTAAAACAAAAATTAGAAAGTAATCCAGGTGGTAGTACTGCTTATATTGAAATTAATGCAGATAGAAAAGGATTTAAAGCAGGAAGTACTAGCTATACAACAGGTAAATCTCCATTTAAGGGATATTTTATTGCTTGTTATAAGTAAAAGACTTAGAGAATTTCTAAGTACTATTTTAATACAAATAAGGAGGTTTACATGAATGAAGAACTTTTCGAAGCAGATTTAAAAAGACATGAAACAAGAATAAATAAACATGGAGAAGAAATAGACGAATTAAAAATAGCAAATATAGAGTCTAAAGCAGAATTAAAAGCATTGTGTGAGAATCTAAACTCACTTACAAGTATGCTCAAATGGCTAATTGGTACAATGATTACAACACTTATAGGGTTCTTTATATTTGCAATACAAAGAGGAATATTTTAATTAATTAGGAGGTTAAGATATGGATAATTTAATAAGTTTTATACCAGAGCAGTTACTAATTTTAGTAGCTGCTCTCTCTATTATAGGTAAAGGTTGTAAAAAATATAAACAATTAGATAATAAATACATTCCAGTAGTGTTACTGATACTTGGAATAGGTTTCTCAATATGGATGCTAGGATTAAATCCTGTTGCAGTCTTACAAGGTGTAATTTGTTGGGGAGTTGCAATAGGTATAAATCAAACTTACAAACAGTTGAAGGATGGTGAAAAGTAATGAAATTAACAAAAATATTATTACTCACAAAAATTTAAAAAATTTCATTAAATAGAGTATACTTTTATAGCTAATAAGTATATAATAATAGTACAGAACTCGTAAAGCATTTATATGCTCAAATATACGGGACATTGATTTTTGAAGGAACCCGCCAAGCTTCTTTTATAGCTCAAATAGGCGGGACAGATAAATTTACCCACTAATATTAATTGGTGGGTTTTATTATATAAAAGTATATCTATGAAAAGGTGAAAACAATGGTTGAAGTAAAAGAAGAAAAAACATTTGATGAACAAATAGATATTTTAAAAAGTAGAGGATTAATAATAAATGATAAAGAAGATGCTAAATTTGTATTAAGTAATGTCAATTATTATAGGTTTACAGCATATCTTCTAAGTTTTAAGAATGATGATGGCTCATATAAAGAAGGAACTACGTTTGAAGAAGTTTATGATATATATAGGTTTAATAAGGAATTTAGGATATTATTAACAGATTTGTTAGGGAGCATAGAAATAGCATTTAGGACATACATTGCATATACATTAGCAATTAAACATGGTGCTTGTGGATATCTAGAAAGGGAGAGTTTCAAAGATGAAAAATTCTATATTAATTTTTTGACAGCATTAGAGAGAGAAAAAAATAATAATTCAGATAAGCTTTTTATTATACACCATAAAGAAAAATATGAAGGAAAACTTCCCATTTGGGTTGCAACAGAAATAATGACTTTTGGTATGTTGTCAAAATTATATTCAAACATGTTGCCAGAAGATACTAGATACATAAAAAATAATTTGTGTAGAGTGAATACTTTATTAGTTAAATCTTGGTTACAATCATTAACACAGGTCAGAAATCAATGCGCTCATTATGGTAGAATATATAATAATAATTTCCGTATTATAACAATAAAAAACGAATATAAAAAGTATAACTTGGATAATAAAAAGATATTTTCTTATATACTTGCTATGAAGCATTTGACTATGGATAAATTAATTTGGAATAGTTTTTTTATAAAACTTCAAAAGTTAATTAATGATTATAATAATTCTATAGACTTAAAGCTTATTGGTTTTCCTAATAATTGGATAGAGATATTGGCTAAATAAAATAGTTACTTTAAGAAGTTTATAAACACTTACTATATGTAAGTGTTTTTTTATTGAAAAGAAGGAGGAAAATAAATAATGAAAATATGTATTACAGTAGGACACAGTATTTTAAAAAGTGGTGCATGCACTTCTGCTGATGGAGTAGTTAACGAATACCAATACAATAAATCTCTTGCACCAGTATTAGCAGATACATTTAGAAAAGAGGGTCATAAGGCAGATGTAATAATATGCCCTGAAAAGCAGTTTAAAACTAAAGCAGAAGAAAAGACTTATAAAATACCTAGAGTTAATAGTGGAGGATATGATTTACTTATAGAACTACATCTAAATGCAAGTGATGGTCAAGGAAAAGGTTCAGAAGTTCTATATTATAGTAATAAAGGTTTAGAATATGCAACTAGAATATGTAATAAGCTAGGTACAGTATTTAGAAATAGAAGAGCTAAATTAGATAAAGGATTATATATCTTAAATAGTTCAAATCCTACAGCAGTATTAATTGAAAGTTTCTTCTGTGATAATAAAGAAGATTATGAGAAAGCTAAGAAACTAGGTCATGAAGGTATTGCTAAGTTAATTGTAGAAGGTGTATTAAATAAAAATATAAATAATGAGGGAGTTAAACAGATGTACAAACATACAATTGTTTATGATGGAGAAGTTGACAAAATCTCTGCAACTGTAGTTGGTTGGGGTTATAATGATGGGAAAATACTGATATGTGATATAAAAGATTACGTGCCAGGTCAGACGCAAAATCTTTATGTCATTGGTGGTGCAGCATGTGAGAAGATTGGTTCTATGACTAAAGAAAAATTTACTATGATAAAGGGTAATGATAGATTTGATACACTTTATAAGGCATTAGATTTTATTAATAGATAAATTAAAAAGTAGCAACTAAAAGTAGTTGTTATCTTCTAATGCCTCATTCATAATAAAAAAATAATTTATTATATAATAATATTAAAGTTTGTTTCTAAGGTTAATATTATGTGATACAATTCAAGTGGGTAAATATTATTTGAATGAGGTGTGGGGATGAAAAATTTAAGCAAAAAAGCAGTTATTTTATCACTTTCATTGGTAGTTGTATCACCTTTGGTACATAAGATAAATGCACAAGATATTGAGAAAAATAGGGAAGTTAGATATGAAACAAGGAAAGCTAATAACTTAGAAAATATGACAATGGAAGAAGCTTTTCCAGATGAAAATTTTAGAAAAGTAATTTGTGATAAACTAAGTATTTTAGATGATGGAAATCCAATTGGAATTTCACAAAAAGCGATTATAGAATCTACAAAAGGTTTAACCTTAGGGAGCAAATCAATAAAAAATTTATCTGGAATTAATTATTTTATTGGATTAGAAAATTTTAGTTGTAGAGGAAATAATTTAACGAGTCTAGATTTAAGTAGCAACATAAATTTAAAAGAATTGTATTGTAACGAAAATCAATTAACAAGTCTAGATTTAAGTAATAATAGAGAGTTAACAACGTTGCATTGTGGAGAAAATAATCTAACAGACTTAGTTATAGAAAATTCTAAATTAGACGAATTGAACTGTAGAAAAAATAATTTAAAGAGTTTAGATATAACTAAAGCAACTAATTTGACAACTCTTTTATGTTTTGAAAATGAATTGACTAGTTTGAACTTATCTAAGAATCAGAAATTAAAAATTTTGAAATGTGATTATAATAATTTAAATGATTTAGATATATCTACAAATTTAGAATTACAGGATTTAAACTGTTCTTTTAATCAATTAGAAAATATAAATTTAGATAATAATAAAGAACTTGTTAAGTTAATTTGTCACAACAATAAATTGCAAAATTTAAATTTAAAAAATCATGAAAAGCTTGTAAAACTATATTGTAATCAAGAACAATTAAGTACTTTAAATGTGGAAAATTGTATTAATTTGGAAGATTTAACTTGTAGTAGAAGTAATCTGAAGAATTTGGATATAAGTAGCAATAAGAATTTAAAATATCTAGAGTGTGTAGCAAACAAGTTAACAAATTTGAATATAGAGAATAATATAGAACTTTTAGAATTATACTGTTATGACAATGAAATAAAAGCTTTAGATATAAGTAAAAATATTGACTTAGAAAATTTAACTTGTTATAAAAATAAATTAGATAGTTTAAATACAAGTAAAAATAAAAATCTTAAATACTTATATTGTTCACAAAATGAATTAACTAGCTTGGATGTAACAAAAAATACAGAACTTGTAAGGCTATATTGTGGGGAAAATAGATTAACCAGCTTAGATGTAAGCAAAAACACAAAATTAAAAGAATTAGATTGGTCAAATCAAAAAAAATCAACATCAACAGGAGGTTCGTCAGGGAGTGGAGGAGGTTCATCATCTACAAATGAAGAGTCCTCTGAACCTACTTCAACACCATCTAAGGAAAAATTAACAGGTGTAGACAGAAATGAAACATCAGTGAAAATAAGTCAAAAAGGATGGAATAAAGCTGATAATATAGTGTTAATAAATGACTCTAGCATATCGGATGCTTTATCAGCAACACCATTTGCTAAGTCTAAAGATGCACCAATATTACTTACTAAAAATAATAACTTAAATAAATTAACAGAAAAAGAAATAAATAGATTAGAAGCAAAAAATGTGTACATAGTGGGCGGATTAAAGTCTGTTGATGAAAAAGTAGTGTCTGATTTAAAGAAAAAAGGATTAAATGTAATTAGAATATCTGGAAATGATAGATATGAAACATCAATAAAACTTGCAAAAGAATTAGACAAAAATTCTAACCTGTCAAAAGTAGTAGTGGTAAATGGAGAAAAGGGACTAGCTGATGCAGTAAGTATGGGAGCTATATCAGCAAAAGAGGAAATGCCAATTCTTCTTACTAATCAAAATGATGATATGAAAGATATAAAAGACTTAATAGCTAATAAAAACATATCAAAATCATATGTAATAGGTGGAGAATCTTTATTTAATAATAAAGAAGTGAATAATACATTACCATCTGTAACTAAAATAGCAGGTTCTGATAGAACAGAAACTAACTCAAAAGTAATAAGTCATTTCTATAGCAAAGATACACTTAATGACTTATATGTAGCTAAGAATGGAATGAATAAACAAGACGATTTAGTAGATGCCTTATCAGTAGGAGTGCTTGCAGGTAAAACTGAATCTCCAGTAGTATTAGTTGGAAATGGATTGGATAATAGCCAAAAAGAGTTAATCAAGAATAAAAAGTTTAAAAATATAACTCAAATTGGTGGAAATGGAAATGAAAAAGCATTTAATGAAGTAGAAAACTTAGTTAAATAGATTGAAAGGTAGTAACTGGAAATAGTTACTACCTCCTTTTTTTATTCATTTTCAGTTTTTTCAATAATTATTTTTCCATCCTCAAAAGTAACAAGAACATCCCTTTCATCAGGAGAGATATTCATCTCTTTAATCCATGACATTGGAAGTATCAATCTGGGTGTAAAAGAGCCTTTGCCACTTTTATTAAATCCAATTCTAAGTTTTCTTTGCTCCAATAATATCATTCCTTTCTACTATTAATAAATGCCAGCAATAATAAAGTAAATACCAAAGCAATAAGAGCTTTAAAAGTAAAACTTATTATTATATTAATAATATTTAAAACTATAGTGATACCAAGAATAATCATACAAATTCTATAAAATTTATTATTCATATTAAATTAGAAAATGTGTTATAATATTAGAAAGAAGCTACCTAGAAGGAAGGTATTTTCCTCCTAGGATTGAAACTTATAATTCTTTAATCAATCTTAGTATTGCGAGTACTAGATTAATTAAAACTAATGTGAAAGAGAAAGCATTTTTAATTTTATTAAATTTGTTTTCTCTTTTATTTTTTCTTCTTTCTAATCTCCCCACTTTCTTACCTCCTTTCTATATTTATATTATATCATCACGTGACGTGAAAGCCAATAAATATTCCATATTTTTCAATAAAGTTATAAAATATATTAATATAAAATACAAAATATAATAAAAATAAGTGGATGTTTACATTATACACCCACTTATTTTAGAGTTATTCCTCATCAGATTTTTTTATTATAATCTCATCTTCCTTAAAAATAACTACAGCCTTACGTTTTTCCCTTGTAAATCCCATTTTTTCAAGTTGGCTTAAAGGTAAAGAAATTTTAGCCGAATAAGTACCTGAACCACCTTTACTGTAAACTATTTTAGATTCTTTTTGCTCCAAACTATTTTCCTCCTTTTTTATATTGTAATGTAACAAATATTAACAATAAAATGCTTACTATTAATCCTATTATATTGTTGATATTAAAATGTAAAAATAAAAGTATTATGTCTATTACTATAGTTATAGCAACTATAATAAGACAGAATTTATAAACTTTATCACTCATATTTTATAGAAAATGTGTTATAATATTTAGAAAGAAGTCACTAGGAAGAAGATTAAATTCTTCCTAGCTTACAAAACTATAAATCTTTTAATAATTTAATTAGTTTATCAATTAAATTTATTAAAATGGGTAAGATAGAGAGAGCAGTTTTAACTTTGGCGAGTTTGCTTTCTCTATTTTTTTTTCTTCTTTCTATTCTACTCAT